TACTCTATTTGCTCATCGTTTTCATTGCTACTTGTTATGGCTTTGGTGTATACTAATTCTCCGTTAAGTTCGTATGTTACTTGCGTAGTCTTTGATGTATCTACTGCTATTGTAGCTGGCGCATCGTCTAACTTTACAACCTTTGTGTTTGACTGCAATAGTCCACTATCGTTTTGTGGGTTAGCACCATCCTCGTAAAAGCCATAACCATCAAACCCAGTTAAATTAGTGTAGCTTGTGTATCCTTGCGGAGAGCCACTAATATAGTTGTTAAACCTATAATCTACCCATACAATATCAGTAGCATAATCGCCATTAAAAGTTTGTAGCAAATAATCTCTAACCAATTCGCTAATCTCAAACGTTACTCTTGGAATTGTAACAGACGAAAACCCAGAAGGTACACCAACTGCAAACGATGTTAAATCAAAAAGTACACCAGCACTTCTATCCGTTGCATCATTTTTAGTACCAGTATATATATATAGCTGTAAGTCTACTTGCGTTAAATTAGTTGCTGATATGTTAATGTAATATGGACTTCTTGCGTTAATCTTGCTCATTTCTCTTTAATATTTACTTGTATCTGTTTTTCTATTCCTATTGAATAAGCTTTGACAAGATCATCTGGAAGTCTTTTAAATGCTCTTTCAAATGGCTTTGTAAAAAACATGCTAGCCTTCATGCCAGTCTTGTAAACGCTTCTTGTTATTATATACCCTGTTTGCTTATAAGATAAAAATCTTCCTTTCTTATCTCTAAATTGAATGCCTCTTCTTCGCACCCACTTATCAATTCCTTTAGTCAATCCACCTTTCTTTCCACTTCCTGTTCCAAACTTATATGGACTGTTGGGAGCTTTAGCACTTGAATCCTTACCCTTAACACCTAAATCCTGGAACTTTCCATAGTCAGCCATTTTAAAAGCCATAGACGTTGAATCTTTACTTGATTCTATATCATACCCAAGACTATTATAAAGCTCTTTAGATGTATTCTTTTTGCCTTTAGTCAGATTGCTTCTGCTCTGCTGAATAACATACTTTGCGAACTTGTTAAGCTCTTCCCTTAAGAATTTCTCTGCTAACATATATCGATGTCATTTCTAACAAAGACATCAAATGTTGCTGCCCATCCAGCAAGTCGATTCTCAAACCGCTCATAAAATGGCTCAAGGTTTGCGTCTCCATCAAGTTGATATTGATCTGAATAAAGCACTCCTTTTCTCAAAATCATGACAAGCTTATTAAGAACTGCAAGTTGAGTATTAAGGATATCTTGTTCGTTATTGTTTCCTCTGAATATATCAGTTGTTGCCTCTTTGCTTTCATCAACAATGTCCATAGCGAGTACAGATATATTGAAAGTAAGCGTTTGCTCTTGCGTGCTTACGTTGTTTATAATGATATGAGATAAGGGAAAGATTGATTGCTTTGATAAGTCAATGTCATATATATCTCCAGTGGTTACTGTATTCACATTCACATCATCAAGAAGCTGGTTTTTGATTGCTTCTGTTAATAGGTAAAATCCTCTTACTCCTGTATTGCTCATTTTATTTAAATTTACTTTTTATTTGTCTTGCTTCCAATTCATTTTTCTCTTTAGAGAAAGTTAGAAATGTTAAGCATTCATGCACATTTAATTTAGAGATATGTTCAAATTTTGTAATATCTCCGTTAGCGATTGCAAAGATGGAGTTGTACCATCCCCACTTTCTTGTGAAATTAGATACTCCGCTAAAATCTCCTCGTTCTTCTTGTCCAAAGAGTTGATCATAACTGTAGACAAGTCCTTCCCTAAACTGTAAAAAAAAACAATAGCTCCAAGCACTGCATCTAAAGGAAAGTCTTTTGCTTTCTCAAATTCCTCTGGTTGATACTCTTTAATAAAATATCTGTTTCCTCTCTTCATTTCCATTGGTCTGAAAAGAACATTTACAGCTCTATGTAAATTATCATTGTCTGCGATGAAAGTATCCAAGTCAATATATTCCCCAAAAGTCATATCCTCTAGTGAAGGAATAAATCCATATTCAACTCCATCTAATTTAAAACTATTAATAAGCTGATGCTTCGTATCAAACATATTGTTTATGATGTTGGATATTTCTGTAATATCAGTTGCCTTCATTCCTCTTACAGCTTCTCTAGGCACATTGCAAAAGATTTCAATTGCTTTCAATTGTAGCTCTGTTTCTGGTAGCTCACTTAATTTAGTGAACTCTTGATACTGTCCGAGAGTTATCTCATTCAATGAAGTTGGTATAGTAATTTTGTAATTCATATTCTTGTGCTTATTAATATATAAACAATTTAATAATTTTTTAGCGATTAATGGACTGCATATTTACCAAAGTTAGGTCTGCTTAATAATGAATAAGTCGCATATCTTACAGCATCAATGATATGGTTGTTCTTATCCACTGGTTTATTAGTCAGCTTTCCGCTTCTATCCTCTAGCCATTTATAGTTCCTAAACTCCTGGATTGCATTCTCACTATCCTTTGTGATATGTATTTTAAACCTCTTTAATAAATCTATACCAGCATTTACTGAATCTCTGCCTTTTAATGATGGCTGTATATTATGTCCCATTCTTCGGAGCTCATCAATAAGACGTGGTTCTGCTGAATCAAAAAAGATTGTATTCCTTCCAACTCCTACTTGCTTAAAGTGATCACTTAAATCCTTTGTAGTCATCATTGTTCTATAAAGATGCTCTTGTATATATAAATTGTAGTCTTTCTTATATACGGATACTAAAGTGCTTGGGTCATTTGTATATCCAGCATCTGCTCCAAAGCTTACAAACTCTGCATCCTCTGGAATCTTATTAGCTTCATAATACTTAAATATAGTTGCTTTGCTTACTCCTCTCTGTCCGAGTCCGTATATTTGCCAGTATTGTTCATCTGTTTCCTTTAATCGCTCAATCTCTTCAACGATGCTTTGCTCCAGGAATGGATTGTCTAGATATGTAGTTCGATAAAAGTCAGCATCATCTCTTGGAATAACCTTGTCATATATCCAATGATATTCATCAGAAGGATTATAATCTATTATTATTTTTTCTTGCGTTCTAAATACTAACTGCTGCCAATCTTCATAATCAAGCTCATTGGCTTCGTTAATAAACAGCACATCTCTTTTCCTACCTCTAATCTTCTGCGGTTGATCAACAGAAATAAATTCGATAAGGTTTCCATTCAGCTTATATTCGCTATTTGATTTGTTGTGATTCTCTTCTCTATATAAATTATAATCTTTTAATATAGTTATAAAATCTCTCATGACAGTAGCTCTCACACTAGGGAAAGTCTTTCTGCAAATAGTTATTGTTCTACCCTTATCATTTAGGCAATAGTCAAATATAAGGAAGAGCAAAACATTCCACGTCTTTCCGCTTCTTGTTCCGCCCTCATGAATAGCTATCTTCCCAGTGCTGTTTCTTAAGTGTCTATAAACTATGTTAGTCTGTATCCTTGATCTTGTCAATTATCTCAATTTTAAAATCAGTTGGCATTCCATCAGCTCCAGTTATTTCTTGTCTTTCAACGTATCCTCTTTTCTTTCCTTTGCTCTTTAAATAGAATATCATCTCTGCTGTCTTTCCATCCTTAATATTTTCAAACAGTTTGCTCTCTACAAAATCAAGAGCGATTTCCTGGATATCATTTACTTTCTCTGCAAAATCTGGATCATCTTTCAACCATCCATAAAAGGTAGTTCTTCCAACTCCAACTTTCTTACATGCAGTGGTTACCACACCCAGAGATTTCTCTAAAGCTTCTATTATTGCTTTTTTATGTTGTTCAGTTTTGTTCATTTATAGGTTAAGTTTTATTGTAAATTCATTAGCTTTTCTTTTAACTTGTGAGATCATAGATGGGTATAATTTTATTAAATCTTTTATTGCCTTTCTTTCAATATCAATTGTTCGGTAATCCTTACAACCTCCATCTTTTCCCCAGTGATCATTCTCCCAATGTAAGTATCTGATTCCTAAAATTCCTCCTTTATCACGAATATGACGAAGGCAAATCTCGTAATCTTCTTTTACTGTAAAATTTTCATCAAAATAATATTCTCCATCATTAATCATTCCCATTAAGGATGCTGTAACGTATGTTCTTGTTAGAATAGGTTTATAAGGGTAGCTTCCTCTTGGACTGCTTTCTGTTCTTGTTCCCCATATTTTAAACCCCATCTGTTCTGTTAAATCAAAGTATTTTAAAAACTCCTCTGCCCAAAACCCTTCATCTCTAATCTCAATTTTTTTTGTTTTTCTTTTATCTAAAAAATTATAACCTACGTTTTTTGCATCATCATCTAACATAACGACGTACTTCTCATCTGTGTTTTTTAGTATCCAGTTTCTTGTAGGTGTTATACCTCTGATTTCTTTTGGTACACAAACAATGTTTTTAACTAATCCATTGTATTGATGATATTCACTTTCTGGCACAAAGAATGTGCATATATTTGGCAAAATCTTATTAGTAGTTGTAAGACCCGCTCTTCCTTTACTTGGTACTGCTATTAACATTTATTCTTTTTTTAAAATCATCCCACCATAAAACACGCTCTAGGCTTACAGCATCAAATGTACTTCCTTTTTTATAACCTCCTCTTCTAACCATTTTTAGCTTGAGCATTTCTTTTAGCTCCTCCCAATCAACAGAGTTAGGTTCTGCCATTATAAGTATATATTCTTTTGGAGGCTCTAACTGAACCGACTGTGGCAACTCTATTTCTTCATCATCTTCTAATCTATCAATTTGTTCATCAATTAACAAATCTAATCCCCAGTCTTCTAATAATTCAGTATCCCATTCATTTGCTAAAATATCCCAATCCCATTGCCCATAGCCAACATTATCCTTAACAATAAACTCTTTTTGTTGTTCCTCTGTTAAATTATCTGCTTTCATGATCCAGACCTCTTTTAATCCAGCTTCCTTGCAAGCTCTTAATCTCATATTGCCTCCAAGTACAACCATATCATTGTTTACGACTATTGGGCGAAGCTTAAGCATTTCTGGAAACTCTTTTATGCTTTTAACAAGTTTGTGAAATTTACTATCCTTTATAATTCTAGGGTTTTCTGGATTCTTTATTACTTTTCTTATATCAATTAGTTCCATACTTATATATAAATTTTTTGTTATTATTTTAGTATCTCTTCAATCGCTTCTAGTTTCTCTGGAGATAAGCTTGATACTTTTTTAATTATGTTAATCTTTGAATCATTCATTAAAGTTTCATGAATCAATGGAAGCTGTTTATTATAAAAGCTATGGTCTGGATAAGTTTCGCATGAATAGATCACTGACCTATGCGTTGTTTTAAATCCATTCTTTGCATATTCTCTTACAATCTCTGTCCACCCCATATCCATAACCTCTCTCATGAATACATTTGCAACGCTTCTCATTTCCACAAGCTCTCTCTTTCTGCTTTGCTCAAATATATCAACTCCTGTTATTTCTCTGATTTGTTCTCCTATATTTTGTAATTTCATTTTATTTATTTTTTTCAATCCATTTCTGTTGTTCATCTCTTAAGAACTCAATCTCTCTTCTTAAATAGTCGGCAGCTTTCTCCAAGTCTCTCAACTCGCTTTCTTTCTTACCAGCTCTGCATACATACTTGATGATATTGCCTCTGTTGAAGTTAAGATTGTAATCCTTTATAAAGTCTATCACATCGTAGCCTTTTCCGTTTTCGTAGTGTAAGTATGTAGACCTCATATTATAGCGTTATCTAATTGTTGTATAAGGTGTCGTATCTCACTTCTCTCAAACTTTCCAGATATTTCTGCGTTATAAGTTTTGAATGATAGCTGATACATATCTTTCTCCGTATCTCCTTTTTTTTCTTTCTTTCCTAAATAATCAATTTTTAAATTCAATTTCATTTTTTTTAGTTTTTCTTAATTTATTAAATTCCAAAAGGGTTGCATCCATTAAAGGCTTAAATCTTAATATTGATGTCGCTGCTGGATGTTCTATTTTTGCAAGCTTTCCATATTCTTTAAATAAGTAATCCATTGCTTCATAATCATTGAAAGCATTACGAAAACCTATTTTTATCATTTCTCTAACTGCATAAGCTTGTATGTTATTCTTTCCATACTTGTTTACTAAATTAGATATTTTTCTCAAAAGATATAGGGAAAATTTTAAATCTTTTATTTTACATTCTCCTTTTTTAAATTTAGAAACATCTCCTCCCATAAAGAAAAGATGCACAATATTACCAGCAGAAATAGTGTTTGAATTTTTTCTGTAATAATCATAAGCAATTTTATATTGATCATTATCTTTAGCAAATGCTTTTAAATAATCAATAGTTAGCCAAGCTTTATTTCCGTTGTTTAAGTTTATGATTGCATTTAGATGATCCTTCTGTTGTTTAGTATCTACCCAATCAACTATATAAACTGGTACTGTTTTTTGATTCAATAGCTTTGCACTCTCAACTCTGTGATGTCCTTCAATGATATCTCCATCCTTTGAAACTACTATTGGCATCATCCAGCCAAACTCATTCAGTTTATCTTTGAAGTTCTCCGAATGCTTTAAAAGTAAATCTCTGTTCACTTTAGCTTTTTTTAAATCTTTAATGTTGAAGAAAGGTTTAAATTCTCCTCTTTTAATCTCTGTTGTTTTCATGTTATTTATTTATAGTTTATAATTTATTTTATAATTGTCCAGTTAAGCAATAGTTATCAATATCAGCTCCATCAATAAAGAACTGTTCATATAACTTGAGAGCTTTCTCTACTTTCTCTTCTCCTCTATGATAAAAGTTTTCAGAGCAGTTAAAGATGCCTATGTCAAGACTTCCCTTGTCAAGCACCAAGAAATAAAAGTCCTCATGATTTTTATTGAATAGATTGCAGTAAAGATAACACTGCACATCGTAAGAATATTTCTGTGCTGAATAATGAAAATCTTTAACGCTTGAAGATGATGTCTTTAAATCTACAATTCTATTATCAGCTAGAACGTCTGCCTTACCTCTAAAGGGTAGTCCTTTAATGTTATCAATTCCAGGAACTTCGAACTCTGCTTTTGTGATCAGTTCCTTTGCATGCTCATTCTTGAAGAAAGCATCTACTAAACGCTCTGCATCGCTTCTTTCTTTTGCAGTAAATACTCTTCCAAGCTCTAGCTTTGCCTCTTTGAATTTCTTTGTATTCTTACTTTGCACTTCAATAAAAGTCTGTGCTGCAAATACCTCTGGCTCTAATATAGCGGTGTGGAATAACCACCCATCTCGTAGTGCCTGTGATTCTCCACTTCCATATTCAAGTGAATATTTATAAGTCTTTGGACTTGCAAGGATTTGTTTCAAGCTACTGCTACTTAAAGCTAATTTGTTTAACTCTCCATAATAGAAAGTATCATCATCCATTCTCTTTAGCAGCTTTGCTCTGTCGTATTGCTTCCCATCCAGAAGCGTTATTTTATTCGAGGTCATAATCGTAGCAGTTTTTAGAGCAATAAGTATCCCCATCGGTTTCCTTGTCGCATGTTCTACAATAAGTTGTTTCATCTGGCATATCAATATAATGCATATCGTATTTTTTTAATTCTATTGTTATTGTTTCTATTTGTTTTTTAAGGTCTTGAATTTCTGTGTTCTTTCTTGACCTCATCAAGTTATATCTTTTTGTTATAATCTCCAACTCTGTCCTTAATGAATTAGTAAACATTCCAATCTCATTCATTGCTTTAACGCAATTGCGAAGATCTTTGTTTAATGGCTTGGCATCTTTCCACTCCATTATCTTGTCGGCTAACCAATTAAACCAAAGTGTGTAAGCTTGATTGTTAAGTAAATTCATTAGTAACCAAATCCAATCATGAAGCCTAAACAGAAAGTAAGGAAGGCAAGAAATAAAATGGATGCCATCACAATTAATTGTCTTTGCTCTGCTTTTTTAATTTCTTTTAATTCTAACTCTTTTTCAGTTAAAACCTCAATTCTGTTCTTTCTTGTTTGGATATGTAATCCTGTCTTTGTCTTTTTCATTTTGTTATAAATTTAGCAAGCTTCTTATATCTCTCTTGCATTAATAATTTTTCTTTTTGCACTTCATTGAAAGTTATTTCAACTATTGAAGGAAGATCTCTAAAAAGCTCGTAAGCATAAAAAGTAATTACTCTTCCATCTTCTAGCTCCATATTAACTTCACCATTGTTTCCTCCCCAAAGTGATACTGTTTTTTCTACGTATATCTGTTCCATATTAATTAGTTCTAAAAATAAAGTAATTAGCTCCATCAAAATTACATTCAAGCTCTTCTCCATCATAGGAAGCGAAAGTATGTCCATATCCATCAACAGAACAGTTCTCTGCTGTTTGTTCCCAATCAATAGCTAACCAAGTCGGCGCTTTGATATCGTAGCAATCTTCTGTTATTTCTTTGATGGCTTCCACATAAATATCCCAAATTTCTAAATCATGAATAAATCTATATTCTTGTCCATCAATCTCAATGTAGAAATCTGCTTCTAAATCTGTTAATAATTGCGTTAGCTCTCTTACCTCATCTCTATTAATTGCAAGGTCTAGCTCATCGTAAATAAATTCAAGGACTTCTCTTTGTATTGTTTTCATGTTATTTATATGTTATATTATGTTATAAATAATACTTTTAACTATCTCTTCTCTTTTAAGAAGTCTTTGCCTAAATTCATAAGGCATCTCTGTCTTAAGGCTTTTTTCAATATCCTTAAGCTCTTGCTTTAAATCATCCAATTGAGTTCTCATAATTAATAATTATATATGACTCTACTATTACTCAACATTTTAATTTTATCTTTCATTGTTCCAATTAATTTACCACAAATTGGCACACATTCAGTAATTACAACAGATCCAGCTTTGATTTTTTTATTTTTAAAAATAAAATCATTTTTCAAAACTTTTTTAATCCTTCCACTATAACCCATAATTTCTCTGTCTGGATTATTTCTCACAACATAACCAAAATACTTTCCTTTGTGATAAATGTCAATGTGGTAACTTTTAATTTCAAATTTAACTTCCATAATTGTTATAGTTATTTGTTAATAATATTCAAATATAACTATTATAATAACTTTATACAAACTTTTTTTAAATTATTTCTCTACTTCATTTATATTAATTATTGAAGCATCTTTCTCATCCATTAAATAACAAGGTTTAAGAACTTTCTTTTTAGTCCATAGAGATGAATCTGGACAATAAAAATCTTTCTGCTGGAGCTCTTTTAATTCATTGAGCCAAAATAAATAGTTTCCTTTAGGATCATTAACAAAATAAAGAGCAACCTTTCCAGTTGCCAGGAGTTTATCATACCTATCTTTTTCCAGCATCTTCTGTAAATAGTATGCTTTTCTAAAGTTCATGCTCATAACGACTTCAACTCCTTTTGGAGATTTGCCTTCTGCATCATAATCATATCCATCTCCTCTATGTGTCAGCTCCCATCCATCTGCATTCAACAGCATGATGACAGCTCTTTCCCAATCTTCTACGCTTTTACCCATTAGATAGTTTATTAAGTTGCTCAATCCACTGCACTATCCTTTTTGGACTGCAACTACAAGGCTCATGATATGGATGATTAAAATACTTTGCATGAAGCTCACACAATACTTTAAACTGATCTCTTTTCATTTTACCATTTAATTCCTGGCTAATCTCAAGCCACCTTTCTTTGTCTTTTAATTCCATAAGTCTAAATCAATATCGTTCCACTCATCCCTTCTTTTATCACAACCGCAGTCTTTTCCAACTGCTTTGCTTATCTTTTTTACTATCCAGTGAATACCAGTGTAATAAGTAAAGTAATACATTAAATCTCCTAACTTCATAACTTATATTTATATAATATTTCTTTTTTTATCAAATAAGCTTTTTTTCTTTTTGTATCTCCTTTTCCTATAAATTCAACCCACTTTAATTTATTCTCTAAAATGCAGTCTTTTATTTTATCCTTTAAAAACCAGTGATAATCATATCCATCAAAGATTACCCAATACTTTGCTTTACTTGTAATCAATGCAGATGGTCTGTTATTAAATTCAATCTCTATAACAATGTTGCCAGTGAATTTACTTTTTTCATCACTCTTAACTTCTACTCCGATTTTAAGCTCTGGGATAAAAATATCATACTCCTTGCAGTATCCATCCTTAATGAAAGCTTTTGGATATTTCTTTTGAATTACCTCCAGGATAACATTCTCATGATATTTTCCTCTTTTTAAATCCCTATTAAACGTTTCAATCAAAGCTGGTCTTTTATAAATTTCTTTGCGTTAGTATATGTATTGTAAAGAGAATAATAACTGATGTTAGTATCTCTGCTTAATTTAGCAACGCTCTTTCCAGATGCACAAATCTCAAAGACTTTTCTGTCATACCAAAACATTTGATTTAAAATGTCATCAATCTTTCCTTTTCTTTTGGCATACTCTACCTCATCAATACCAAGCTCTTCAGCTTGCTTCAACTCATTAATATCTTCCAGATACATTTTTATTTGCTTTGCTTCTTTTTTATAAATGTTTAAATAAATCCCTCTTAATACCTTATAACAGTAATATGTGTTTACTTCTTCTCCATACCAAAGATCAAGTCCTTTCTGCACGTCCAAGTGGAGCTGTATATACATTTCTTGCACGATGTCTTCAGCTACTGATGAATTACACCCAAATGATTTAACAATCTTAATCCAATCTTTATGTTTGTTATAAGCTATTTCAACAAGGGATTTTTTCATACTTCTAATTTTTTTGGCACATAGTATTCCAATGGGTCATATATTTCTCCAACTACGAATGGTAGTCCGTATTCATTTATACTGAAGCTGAACGTTTCAAAAGCATATCCTCTTGAGCGTTTACAGCTCACTGTTATCCAATCCTTGTTTACTGTATTTGCTTCGAGCTGGATTTGGCTCTCCGTTTTTTTCTCGAGGAAACTACCAAGATGACCTGTGGGTTTGTCGCTTCCATAATTAGAATGAATCACTGTAATTATATGACAGTTAAATTTAGCACTCCATTCCATGATTTTTTGAACACATAAATTGCTTTCTTCCAAGTTGTTTACATCACTGACCAAGTCTGCAATCCCATCAATTACAACAACTCCATTCTTATCTTCATTTTCTTTTAAGCAAAACTCAATGAACTGCATTCTCTGTTTATAATTAACTGTTCTTAAAGCATAGGTTTGGTAGCATCCAGGATCTTTCATGTTAGCCATATCAAGCACTCGTTTAAATACACGCTGTGAATGCCAGTGTCCTTGCTCTGTATCAAAATGAATTAAGCACCTTCCCTCTCTATGTCCTAAAATCTTACCTCCAAAATTATTACCACCGCTTAAATAAACCGAAGCAAGAAGAGTAATAAAAAATGTTTTCTTTGTCTTTGGTGGAGCTTGCACGAATGAAAAGTTACCATACGTTCCGATTGGTATTGGAAAAGTTATCTCTCCAGCTTTTGTTTGTATTGTCTTTTTTCCCAAGCTTAATGCTGTTGGAGGATAATCAAGAACTTCAGTGGTATCCACCGAGCATTCCTCTTTGATCATTTCCATTAGCATCCGCTCTGTTGTTTCTTCTTCTGTCATGTTGTTATATTTGTTATCAATAAATATATAAAAAAAAAGGAGAGCCGAAGCCCTCCTCTAAATTAAAATGGTAAATCTGCAGCTTCTTCAGTGGAAGCTTCAACTTTTGGAGCATTGTCTCGATCTGCGTTTACTATGCTTCCGTTATTCCAAACGACCTTTCCATTGCCGAGATAAGTCTTTTGCTTTTTGGCTTCTCTCTCCTCTTGTGTTTGACTAACATAAATACCAGTATTGTTACCGTATCTTGTTTCATCATTTACTGACATTGTAAGGTTTACATATACTGCTCCATCCTTGCCAGCGATAAACTTCTCTTTTGGTAGCTTTGCTACGTTTAAACTAAAATTAATTAATGCACTCATAATTTATAAATATTAAAGGGTTTTAAATTCTGTTTTTGGTTTCTTGAAACTTTCACTTTCATCCTCTCCGAATACACCGAGTTCATAAAAGCCAGTTAGTTTCAAAACTGCTCTACTCATTGCACGCTTCTCTGCCATTTCTGGAACGTACCACGAGTTTGTGTTTCCATCTTTGTAATTAGCTCCTTTCAAAGCACTTCCAAAGGTTTCAATTTTCTTTCCATCTTTCTCCGCATGAGCTTTAAATACTGCGTAATTAGGCTCACATCTTATAACTTCAAAATTAACTCTCATTTGCTCAAGAGCTTGTATCTTGTCAATACCTTGTCTTGTTATGATTGTATAGTGTTGATGTTTGAAAAAATCGTCTTTTGTTAAATTATACTTTTTGTATAACTCTGTTAATTTTTCTTTGTTCATTGTTTTATCGGTTTTAATTCTAATAATTTAGTTAAAGTTTCTGTGTCTAAATTTTCATAAACTTCATAAAGTTTTTTACGATACATTGAAGGCTCATGTGTATATACACCGCTATTTAAAAATCCAATGTTTCTATAAATAGAAGTATCTAATAAAGTAATTTTGTTTATTAATGTTTCTTTATTCATTCCTCTTCTTTTATTAGTTCGTTAATTTCTACCAATGCTTCTAAAAATTCTACTCTTGATTCAAGAGCTTTGATTCTAGCATTTAAATAGTCTACTTGCGATGGAGATGATGCTCTCCTTACATCTTCTGTATGTGTCATAACTATTCTGTAAAATAATCAAAAGGACTGTTAATCCACCCACAAAAACTTCTCAAATCCATAATAGTCCCATACTTAAGTTCTGTTACAAATTCTTCTTTTTCTAAATTTTCAACTAGATTTTCAATCAAATCTGGATACTGCAAATTAGCTTTGCTTAATTTATCCGCATAAACTGGATGTAATCGTTCAAATAAATTCATATTGTTATTGTTATTAAGTTAATATTATCTCAAATTTATAAAAAATATTTTAATTATTCATAATTTATTACAAAAAAAACCACCTATTAAGGTGGCTCTTTCCGAGTTGGTTAACTCAAATGATAACAAATAACAAAGATTTTATCTTCATTCAAATATAGTTAATAAAATAAAAAAGGAATTTAAAATGCTAAAGAGTTATTAACATTTAAAAGTTTTGGATCTTTTTAAGATCATCAAGTTTAGTCTTAAAATCCTGGAATACTTCTAACCACTCTGGGTCTGTAAGCTTAAGAACTCCTCTTGATAATGTGAGAAGCTCTTGACTTAACTCCTCTCCTAGCTTTAAGCTGTATTCGTATTGTCTACCATATTCAAAGCGATTGCATTTACGACACTGTGCATGTACGTTTCTTTCATCATATCTAGTTATAAGATGTTGCCTTGATATAAAATGACCAGCATCTGTTTCTGAAAAGTGAACTTGCTTTCCACATGAAACACAAGAGCAATATCCAGATTCATTGTCTGCATCTCTTCTTCTTATATATTCATGAAAAACCTTGTCAATCTTATTCTTCCAATATTTTAGAGTTTTCTTTTTTGGCATAAGATTACATTTCCGAAGTCAGATATTTATTTATAAATTTATTTATATTTTTTTAGAAATATATGTATCTATATAATTGGAAAACATTTTTTTATAATAAATAGTTCAAATTTATATATTATTTTTTAAATATAAAACAAAAAATTTATTTTTTCCAATGTTTAGTAATTTTTTCTGCTGATCTCATTCCGAAGTATCCACCATAGACCAACAATAAAAGCGAAGACAAAAGGTCAATCCAATTAGAATCAATCTTAAAACCATCTAAAGAACTGTCAAGAATTATATATATAAATAAGGTAAGAGTTAAAAAAGCTAAAGATAATGGTCTTATATTTTTAGAAAGCCAGGAATCGCTATTCATGTCAGCAGACCAACGCTTCGTTGTTTCTTGCATCTCAATCATGTCGTACTTAAGCTCCTCCAGGAGCATTTGTTTGTCAATCTCTGAAAGCTCTTTATTTCCTTTAATCTTATCTGCTAAAACTTTTAATTGATCAATGCCAGTTATATTTCCAGCAACAGCTAGAAGCTCTGGAGCTACGTCTTTGCCTTGTTTAACTAACCAACGAAGAGCATCTCCTACTCTCGTTGTTCCATTCTTTTTCTTGTAATCACCCATTCCACCTAGCTTTCGTTTTTCTTATATCATAGTGAGTAAAAGTATCATAGCTTCCAACTCCACCTTGCAAGAGCTCTCCCATATCAATTAAGTCATTTATAATAACAACAACCTCTGCTGGCTTTAAACTTTCAATAGTGATATCCGCTGCTTTACCCAATAAGTGCTGGCTTCTGCTACTTCCTCCACATTTGCGATTATAATCTTCACATCTATAAGCACTGTTTACAGTAATTGCTCTTCCAGTATAATCTCTTAATTTTTGAAGCTGTCCAGAAAGCTTGATCACATTCTCATAAACTTCAAGAGGCATGTTGCAACCACATGAACAATTAAATTCATGAATTTTAAAGTTCTTTGTCATTCTTTTTTTTGGTTTCATGTATCTTTTGCACAGTATAAACAATAGAAGCCAGTAAAAGAATAATCTTCAAACTGTTTTCAACGTGCGTAAAGCTAATCCCTAAAGAGATAGCATTAAAAAAAGCTACTCTTAAATCTCCTACTGTCATAGCATCAATCCCTTTAGAAAGTTATTCCATTTAGCTATTAAGTAAAACTGTAAAGCCTCTATCTTGTCTGCTATGTATCTTAATCCTTTTACCATTATAATTTAAATTTTTGATAGTCCACACCATAAAAACTGTGTACTCCGTTACCATCTGCTATTGCTACTGCACTTGACTTCCATCCATAAGGGTGCTCTGCTTTTATTACATTGCCCTCTTCGTCAATAGTATCTGTAATTCTCCACGCTACATCCAAATGGTACTTATCGCTTAATACTGGGGCTTTTATTTCATTACCCTCTTCGTCGTATTCTCCTTGCTCTAAAACAATATGTCCCAGTTTAACAATAGCATGTCCGTGAGTTGGGTACTCATTTCCATCTTCGTCTGTTTCTACTCCTAAAGCCTTTATTTTAGCTTCAGCAGTCTTTTGGTCTTTAAATTGATATTTTCCTATGTACATTTTATATTGTTGTTAATTTTTGTAATTCTGTATCACTCAATGCTTCTTTAAAAACTGCAACGGATTTAACGTTACCATAAAAATTAGAAGTACCACCTCCAAAAGGGTTATTAAAAGATAGGTCATTTAATCCACTAAAAGTTATATTTGAGGAGTTTGTGTTTACCTCAACACCATTAACGTAAAAACTAAAATCTTGAGCTTTGTATTTTATGGCTACTTTAATAAATTCTGTAACTTCTGTTAAGGTATGATTTACTGTTATTGAGCCACCACTACCAGCAAGGTAAAACCTTAACTGATTTGAGTTATTAGAATATAAAATAAGTATTCTATTGCTTGTAGTTCCGTCTGAAATACCTAAATTTCTTCCTGTACCATCATCAGACAAAGCACTTATCTCCGCATATAGAACCCCCTCTGTTGAGTTTATTAAATCGCTTGAGCCTGCATTGTTGCAAATATCTGCTAAACGAGTTTTTGTTGAGCCTTCTGTTGGGATGTACGAAGTTGCGTATGATTGTTCTTCTACTTGTGC